TGATGCTAAGTAAGGACAGTAGACTTAGGGTGACTGAGATTGCTTGTCGGGTTAAGTTAGGACGTACAGTTACCTTAGCAGAAAGAATCTGGATGAATAAATTAATTGAACATAATAATCATGCTCGTGGTATCGTTGAAAGGATAATGTGTCCCTATAAAATAGAAGATGTTTAACAAGAAAGATTTTATTTACCGTAAAAGAGCGGCTTATTCTCAGGAAGGATGTAATCATGCCATCAACTTCTTTGAGAGTAGGACAGACTTGCATGAGGAAGGTGGGACGGGAGATTTTAATACTGTCAATCATAAGGATAAACATTGTACTGAAATGTTTTTAAAGAGATGTAAATATACTCTTTTTGATGATGTATTGTTTATCGTTTTATCTGAGTATATAAAAGAATATGATTTTCTGAGGGACAATGTTAGACCTTATAGGCTTAATCCAATATTAAAGATTCAAAGATATAGACCTAATGAAGGATATTTTACAGAGCATTGTGAGAATACTGGTGCTGAGAATATCCAAAGGGTTTTAGCATGGATGATTTATTTGAATGATGTAACTGATGATGGATATACTTATTTTCCTAATCAGAAAAGGAAATTTCAACCTAGAAGGGGTGATGTTATGATATGGCCTGCCTATTTTACACATACCCATCATGGTATTACAAGTAAGACTCAAACAAAATATATTGCTACAGGATGGTTTTGTTTTAATTCTATTCTGGTGGATACAATATCTTATGAGTTGGATCCTATTCCTAAATCTCATGGGAGTATTTCATACTCACTACTTTCTAATCCTAAAGGTGGTACATTGATGGGTTAAGGAATATTAAATTGTAACAAGTTATACCAAACTGCTTGACTAAATAAAGTAACTGTGTTAGTATTAACACATACGTTCATCCCATCTTGGGACGCAAGTAAGTCGCGGAACGGGTACGTTCATCCCTTCGGGGACGCAAACGACTAAAGGAACGGGCCTTAAAATCCAACTACTTTAGGAGTAAAATCATGGCGAAAGTCACTTACAGAGGTGTTTCTTACAACACCGATGACAAGCAAACTTGTCAGAAGCAAGTCTCTGAATTAACATACAGAGGCATCAAGCATACAGAGTCTAAGACTGTGTGTGCAAGGTGAATAAGTCTTACTTGGACTAAGTATAAAGCACCCTTTACAGGGTGCTTTTTTTAATATATAATTGAACTACGATGAATT